ACAGCTTTGAAGCGCTCTGGCGCACGGCCATATGCCCAATCAAGCGCGACTCCTTCGTCAATCAGATCGCAATGCCATACCGAGCGAAGGCCTGTGCCAGTTGTTGCAGCCTTGTCTTCGCGCTTAGCCCACCGGTCAGCCTGTTTCGCTTCCTTGACCAGTTCCTCGGCCTGCTCGCGCGCTTCAAGATTGCCAGCGCTCGCCTGCATGGCTTCCTGCGCTTCGCGGATTACGCGATCCGCTTCCTCACGCGCGGCTTTAGCTGCAGCTTCCTTTTCGGCAGCAACCTTGTTGCGCCATGGCGTCAGAAGGCCCTGCAGCACTTCCTTGCCAAGCACGACCTTGCCTTTGCCTGACGTCTTGGTGTTGCCGATCAGCTTATTGTAGCGCGTCTGGATTTCGGCTTTGGCATCGTCATGCGGTTTGGCTTCGTCCTTGCGAACCTCATCGGCGCGCTTTCCAGCTTCGTGGAGCTTATCGTGCAGCTCGGTCACAGCGTCAGCGAGTGCCTGATTGTCGATGGATTCGCCGTCAGCGAAGTTTTTCGCCTCATCAAATAAGTCTTCGATTTCCTGCTTAATCTCTTCATATGCAGAGGTCGGCGGGTTGTTGTCGCCCATCCCTCTTGCGTTGTATGGGTCGTATGTTTCTACGTCGATATTCTTCATTTGTGCTCCTCGTGTGGTTGGCTGGTGAGGCCGGCTAATCCTCATTGTGGTGGGGTCGTCAGTGGGTGCAATAGGAATCTAAAGTAAATGTAACTTTGACTTGCAGGTCTCTGATGTTACGGTTGTATCGCGTATTGGCTTCCGGGTGGGGGCGCCGTACGCAGTCGCTCTGACAGCTCTCGCTGCAGGGCGACTTTTTTGGTTGCGGCACTAACCATTTGCAACTGCAACAAACTGTTATTTCGGAATTCATCGCTCGTACCTATTTAATGTCGGCATCCTGTTCGCAGGACGGCACCCGTATCGCGCAACCCAAGCCCCCCGCCCAAAGCGCGATACGGGCCTCAAAATGGAATTTCGTCGTCCAGAAGCTCTGAAAGACCTATCGACACATTGTCGTTCGCAGGCTCCGGTGAGTTGTCGTTGTCTGCTTCAAGACCAAGGCCAGGACGCACGTCTTTCACATTCCAGTATTTGCCGTTCGGCACGACGCTGATTTCGTCGGTGGTGAGCAACTCACGCTGGCGTTCGAGCCATTCCATCACCGTCTTTGGAAAAGGCCGCTGACCTCCGTGCTGCGTCCACCATCGATGCGCCTTACTTTGCGCAAATCCGGTATGCTGCGGACACAGCCATTCATTGATCTGCGTATAGCCTGCGATGTAGCTGCACTTGACCGAGGGTGGCTTATCTCCCTTGCCTTCATGGAATTGAAACGTCCTTCCCGTCACCTTGCGCCACTCTGCTTCGGCGGTGCTGACAATCGGAACGTCAGCGGCCTGCCGGGTTAGCTTCTCATCCTCATTCGGCGGGAAGTCATAGCCGCAGCATGGGCATTTCATTAGCGAGATGTGCACCTTTTCACCGCAACCGACCGTCCCATTGTCGTCAGGCACTGTCGGGCAGATCTTGATTGGCGGATCGCCAGTACCGGCGCTCGGGGCTTTCGGCTCAACCATGTCTACAGGGCCGTGCCGGTCGACGAGTTTCGCGAAATCCAGAACGAGGCAATTCTTCTTTGGTCCTGACGCAATAGCCGACAGACGCTCATCTGCTGTATCCAGTGGCGCACCTGCGCTATAGAGCGGACGAGTGCCACGGCCAGCCATTTGCACGTACAAGCTCAGCGACAGAGTTGGGCGCATAAAGGCAATTAAATCAACACCCTTATGATTGAATCCTGTCGTAAGAACTGAATTGTTTGTCACGCACTGAATGCGGTATGCTTTGAAGTCCTCAAGGATGCGGCGGCGTTCTTCCTTCGGCGTATCGCCCGTTACGGCCTCGCATGTAATTCCGCGCGATCTGAATACGTCGCGCACGTCCAGCGCAGCTTTCACGCCGGCACAGAAACAAAGCCACGAACGACGATCAGCGCCCTTTGCGATGATCTCGGAAACCACGGCATCATTGAGGTCGGTTCGATTGATTGCCTCTTCCAGCGCGCGCTGTTTGTAGTCACCGCCAAGCCGCCCGACGCCCTTGACGTCGTATTCCGTTGCCGTCGGCTTGCTCGTCAGCGGAGCAAGGAATCCGTCACGGATGCCATCAGCAACGCCGTAGGTGTAGACGATCTGGTCAAACAGGCGATCTGCGCCTTCGTCCAAGCCCCCGCTATCCAGCCGATAAGGCGTGGCAGTTAGGCCGAGGATTTTCATATCCGTATTAATCTCGAGCAGCGCGTCAATGAACTTGCGATACATCGTGTTGCTGTTGATCGGGATCAGGTGACACTCGTCGACCATGAGGACGTCGACGTGTCCAATCTGTGCCGCCTTATTGTGAACAGTCTGGATGCCTGCAAACACGATCTGACTGCGCGCATCACGACGCCCCAAACCAGCCGAATAGATACCAGCAGGCGCGAATGGCCAGACGCCAAGCAATTCCAGATAATTCTGTTCGATAAGCTCCGCGACGTGCGCAACGACCATCACTCGCATATCAGGCCAGCCTTCAACAAGGCGCTGGATAAGTGACGCCATAACCAACGACTTGCCGCAGCCCGTCGCAAGATCAACAAGCGGATTTCCCGCCTCCTCTTGCCAATAGTCGAAAACGGCGTCTATTGCTTCTGACTGGTAGTTTCGTAAGGTTAGCATGTTGGGGGCGTTACCTTGTCTGATAAAGAGAACGTAGAAAAAGAAAACGTGCAGTTTTCTTCATCGATTTTGTATGTGGCGACAGCGGTCTACGTCGGTGTTTGCGCGATGGTGTTTGGTGCGCTCTATGCGAAGTTGCCAACCTTCGGGGAAGCGTTCTTGGATCTTATGAAGGATTACGGAACGATCCTTGCGGGCATTCCCGTTCTAGTTGCCGTCGTAGTTGCAAAGCAGCAATTGGATGCTAATCGGCGACAGCATGTGGCGACGGTAAAGCGAAGCTTGATGGAACGGCTGGATGCATTGAATGGTGCTGAGAAGTATGCACTAAGCGTTCTTGACTATGAGCCAGGCAGGAGCCGCGTTGTTTCCGCTTTGGTTGGTGCAGACGTCTATGTTCCGTGCGTCCCAGAACGACAGAACGAACAATGGACAAGGAATTTACCCTTTGATCTGGTCAACTCCTTAACGACCGTGGATAGCATCGCCAAGATTATGCAGATAGCACTGAACAAAACAGACGTTGATCATGATTTCATGACCAATCTTCTGTATCGCTTTCGGGATCAGGCAAATGCATCACTTAAAGATATTCAGACCGAGCGATCCCGCCTCTCCCAATACTGGTCTTAACTCTTAGCGCCATCCACCCACACCTCTCCCGACTTCATGCGATAAGTGATTGTCTCGGCGCCCTCGTCGACATCGATCTGTTCACCATTCACAAGGCCCGGTAGATACAAATGCGCCGGGCAGCCATCGCGCTGTTCGTCGATCGACAGAGGTTTTGCCCATCGTGCGCATGAGATATGGCAATCGCCGCCGCTTTCAGGCTGAGCATGAAGGCAGGTTCGGCAGTTCACACGCGGCTGTGCATCGTGATGACAGACCGCCTTATGCTTGCAAAACATGCATCCGAAGAACTCGGGGTTCTCGCTAATCCTGCTCGGCGGCATGTCCGAGAACACGATGCGTTCGCAGCGAGCCACAAGTCGCAGGCAGAATTCCAGATCGTATTCGATGCGCTCGGAATAAAGGCTGTCGCTGTCCTTGCATGACACCAGATAGAGGCACCGAGTTAACCCGAAGGCATGCATTCCAAGCTGACACTGCGCATAGTGCAACGGCTTTGCTTTCTGGCAGCCGTCCTTAACAATAAGCGCGAAGCCCTTGGCATTGCTCGATTTAAACTCTAGCAGGTGCTCTGTCTTCGACGCTTCCGGCACATTCATTGCCTTACCGTCACACTTGCCGCGCACGAATCCAGACACTAGCCGGATCTTGTCTTGCTGCCCGTACACGTCGACGCCGATGCGCTCGAGATCAGCTACAAGCCGGTCTTCTTCGATGTTGCCAGTTTCAAACAAGCGGAGCTGGCGGCCGCTATGCACCTCATGAGCCGATGCCCATCGGAACGCATACCAAAGCGCCCTGTCGCATTCTGCGCCTGCCTCTCCCACGCTGATGCCCCACGAGTCCCAGGATTTCGCCCGGGCCTCGTAAGCGGCATAAATCGCGCCGACAGTTGTTGATTGTGGTTTGGGAAGTGGGGCCACTAGAAATTCACTGCCTCCAACTGTGAAACTTGATACTGCGCAACTTCCAGCGAAGAGAATGCGCCGGAGCAAATGCGTGAGCGCATCCCCTCCGATGTTAGGTAGCTTTCGATGATCCGAAATGGCCGGTCTGTTTCGGGTGAGACCTGCTTAACTATTGCGAATGTGCTTTTCATGGTCACCACAAATTAAACCCGCATAGGCATAATTACGCACCTGTATCCCGGCCTACTGGCTGACGTGATCAGCGCAGGCGCTCCGGCCTCGGCCATCGACATTGTGATTTCATCCGCACCAAACGCCGCCATAAGATCGGTGACATACTGGCCATTAAAACCGATCGTCAGAGGCTCGCTGCTGAAGTTGACTTCCATTTCCTCAGTTGCGTCGCCGCGATCTGGATTAGCAACGTTCAGCGTCAGAGCATCCGAAGCAAATGAGAAACGCACAGCGCGCCCACGCTCGCTTGCTATAACTGATGTGCGGCCCACAGCTTCGCGTAGTGCTTTTGCCGACAGCGTAGCGACACGCTCCGATGGCTTTGGAATAACGCGCTCGTAATCTGGATATGTGCCGTCGACGAGCTTCGACACAATGACAGTCGAACCGCTCTTGACCATTACCTTGTTGGACGATAGCGACACCGACACGACGCCGGTCGGCAGCAATGACAGCAGCTTGTTGGGCAGAATAACAGACGCAAACGACGCTTCCTGCTCGATACGTGTTGACGCGAGACGATGACCATCTGTCGCCGTAGCAACGATATGGCCGTCCTTTGCTTCCAGAAAAACGCCGTTCAGGTAATATCGGGTTTCTTCTGTGCTGACAGCGAACTGCACTTCCTGCACGAGTGAAGCGAGATCCACTTCGATCATGGTGTCGAAGCTTCCGTGATTGAAGGACGGGAAGTCAGCAGCTGGCAGCGTATCAAGCTTGAAACGGCTCTTGCCAGACTTAACGACCAGATGGTTGCCGTCGACTTCCAAGTTAACGTCACTTGTGGCGCGCTTGGAAATATCCAGAAGCAGCTTACCCGCAACCGTGACAGTACCGTCCTGGCTATCAAGAACCGGCAAACTTGTACTGATTCCCAGATCAAGATTGGTGCCTGTGATGCTCAGCTGTCCTTTGTCCGCGGACAAGAGCACGTTGCCAAGAATTGGGATTGTCGTTCTGGCCTCGACTGCCTTTGTCACGGTCGACAAGGCGTGCGCAAGCTGCGCTCGGTCAAGCGTTACCCGCATGGGCTTCTCCTCGTGTTGGTGGTCCGCACGGTGGTTAGCCGTGTGGTTAGTGAATCAGTTATCAAAAAAGAAGGTGATGCGTACGTTTTCAGCACCGCTTGCATCTTGGCCTAGCTTTAATAGGCGGGGAATGGTTTTTCCGAAGAATTCACGGTCGATTGCCTCGAAATATGGCTCTTCCCACTCGACCAATGTGTACGGAGAACCGCCAAGTATTTCAGTCATTCGCTTAAGGTCTTCACCGTCATCTAGATGTCGATTCAAATGCGCGAAGGCATATCTAGATTCAGGATAACCTTTCTCCACCCGAATTTTTTGCCATGCCGCCTCGAACTCTTCGTTCGATAGATGCTTGACCGAACCACCGCCGACATCGCCACACCAACTTTCAGGCTTGCCGTAGTCACGCCAACGTGCCCATTCTGACGGGCTGACGTAGCCCTGTTGTTTTGTGACCTGAGTCCAATCGTACTGAAGGATTTCCGCGAGTGTGAAGTAGGAATGAGAATGCCCATCACCCTGCCAACGCTTTGCAAGCGCAACGTACTCAACGCAGCTGTCTGACGGAATGCCTTTCGGGCTATCAATTGGCACGAATCCTTCGCCGGTCTTTATGCCAGCAAATCCGCGACCATTGCGAACATCCGCTAGGATTGCGAAGAGGTTATAGGATCGCCCGGTATAAAAGCGCTCATCATAGTCAACGCTCAGCGCCCCATCATCGTCGTATTTGTCGACTGTCCACTTATCGGCAGTTTTCCAAACATCCCCGACCTTCGTCTCTACGTAAAAATGTATATCGCAACCCATGTGCAACTCCTCGTGTTGGTGGTAGGCGCGGCTGGTGACCGCGCCGTGGTTGTTTTTAGGCCTTAGACCAAGGACGGCTGCCCGCAGCTTTTGCAGGCTGCGCTGGCTTGTTGTTGTTTGCCGCTGCAGGACGGTTGTCGTTGGCTGGGCGCTGCGCTGCCGCAGCAGGCTGCTGAGCGTCAATGCTCGGCTCAGGCACGTTATTTTCGTCGGGGAAGAAATAACGCTTCACTTCCATGCGCGCTGGATATTTCCCATCCTTGGAAGGTCGACCCAATCCAAGCTTCACGGTGTAGGTTCGGAAATGCAGTTCTTCAGTGTCATCGATTTGGTCAATCCCACAGGCACGGCGGAGCGAAGCAAACTCGCGCTGACCAATTTCTTGCGCCGTAGGATTCTTGTTCTCGAGATTGATGAAGCCAAAAAACTTGCGTCCTGAGACTTCTTCGGGAGCGAGCAAGTTCGCCGTGTACTTAAGGCCGACGCCAGTTCTTGCGCCTTCGGGCCCGGTTTCAACAACGTCTGTAGCTTCGATCTCGAACTGCATGATGCCCGCAGGGAGATCTTCAAAGTCTTTCTGCGTGGTATCTACGTCACCTGCGACGTAGGTCTTACCTAGTGATGCCATGTGTTAGTTCCTCGTGTTGGTGGTGTGGTTAGTCGTAATCGTAGGGATAAAGCTCACGATAGAGCTCATCGTAGGCTTCATCCTCGCCTACGCATTCATCTTGTGTGTCCCAATCTTGTGCTTCAAACGCATTGAGGATGGGCCGGTAGATCTTCTTTCGATCATCCTTGTGAGTGACAACCGGCTTTACAGCTTTGATGATCTCGCTAAACGTTGAGCTTCCTGAAGACCATCCCATCAAGCAGCTTCCTGTTGCGTGTCAGCCCAGAACTTCGCTAACTCAGCATAGCCCTGACCTTTTCGGTAAACGATCGAGTCCGGCATAGAGAAGCGATTTTTAGCCACATATCCCGCACCTTCATTCAGGTGAATATTACGCTCCTTGCCACCTTCCGCGTGCGCCACCTTCGTTTGGCGAGCGACCTCTTTCTCCTTGATGGATACGCGATAATTCATGAAGGCGACGATATCGACTTTTTCCCGGACGAGAGAATTGGCTCGCTTATGCAACTTGATCGTGTAGCGTGAGTAAGGATCGGTGACTGGGCTGTCGAACCGAAAGATCTCAGGGTGGGCAAGCATCACGACGTTGATTCCAGTACGCGAGAGCGCTGAGACTGCAGACATCAACTCGTGCCACTCACTATCAGCCTCGACGTAACCGCGCCCGAAGCCTGGCTCTTCAATACTGCTCACTCCTAAGCGGGCACAGGTTGCCGCCCAGACAAGCGGTTCGAGGCCATCGACGCTGTCGATAATCACGGTGCGCCGATCATGCTCAACGGTCAGTAGTTCGCCGATAATGTTGAGCAAGTCGTCGAAGCTTTCAATCGTGCCTGGCGTTGCCATTTCGATATCAGACGGCGGACGCTCGCCTTCTGTGGGCAGATAAATCGGATCAGGGAACTCAGCGGCAAGGCTGGTCTTACCGATGCCGTCGACGCCATACAAAAGCATGACTGGCGGGTCGTTTCTCTTCGTCGATTTGAGGCTTGATAGGCTGATAGCCATAAGTAACTCCTCGTGTGTGGTTAGTGGGTAATTTGAATGACAATCATCATGGCCAGTAGGATCAGCGAGCCAATCAGCCAGACTGGCGCCGATGTGGCCAGCGTGGGGAACCGTGGGTAGATCATTGGCCACCCCACAAATAAAGCAATCCGTAGAACGGCAGCACTGCATTCCAGAAAATAAACCCTGCCACGATCAGCAAGAACCCAAGGGTAAAGCCGGTCAAAGCCAGCGAGCGCGCAATTTTCCCGGTGCCATTACCGGCTGGCGTGACCACGTTCACAACAGCACCCATGAGTAAAAGCCGATGGCCAGCGCTAAAGCCGCGACAACTAACAACCCCATGACGAAGCGATCACCAGGGCCCAGCGTACTTTCGCTGGACAAGATGCGGTCGTCTTCGACGACGTAGTCTTTGAAGGGCGCCGTCATTCGGCACCGTCCTTATGAAATCTGAGCATAATACCTCCTCATTCCCCGCCGCGATTGCAGCGGGGCTGGTTGGTCTAACGGTGGGCTTTACTGGTTAGGCGGCGATGCGCGAGTACGGCTCGTCGTGAGCGATCCAGTGCTCGACGGCGTCCTTTGCCGCCCTCAATCCGAGACCTGTCACAGATCGCAGCTCTTTGATCGCTGAAATCTTCTCGCCCTTAGCAGCGAACCGTTGCCATTCGTGCTTATAGGATGGTGCAGGCTCACTCACCTTCTGCGTCATCACGTACACGCCGAACTCCTTGCCTTCTGGAGGCTGGCTAGACGTGCGGCTTCCTTCGTGGCCAACATTTCATTGGCGTGAACGAACGGCGCCACGGACGGCTTTGGCTGGCCGTTTTCGATCAGCGCAACGATTGCGGGTTTTGAAACGGGCTCGACCGTGAGCTTAAAGTTCCGCATCGTAAACTGGACCGGCTCAGCTGCCTTTATAGGCTCGTCAATCCATTCGGCGATGAGGTCGAGATGGTCACGCCAATCATGAGATGGGTCATGGCGACCTTCATACCCACACTCACCAGCCGAATTGTAATGCATCTCATTAGCGGAAAAATATCCGCCATGATCAGAAACGGGCCCTACCTTACGGCCATCACGCGTGCGGTAGTATTGGCCTGCTTCGATTTTGAGGGGAGCCGATTCGAACGAAGATTCCAGAAACGAGCCGTCGTTAGAATAATTTGAGCGACGCCCTTCCAGATTCACCCACCGTCCGATACCAGTTGAGCTCGCATAACTTGAAACGGTATAAGTTTCACCGATAGTTAGACCGCCACGATTATCGACAGCGCGCACCCGATCGCCGACCTTAAATGTCTGCGACGCCTCAGCAACAGGCACAATTTCAAACTCATCTGACGCCAAATACCAGTTGTCGCCAACGTCATCGATGACCAAAACATCACCATCATCGACGGTTTTTACCTCGTAAAGCTCGCCTGCGCGAACGTCGATCTGTGTTACTAGGCTTCTAACCTTATCTCCGACTTTCAGGTTGCCCATCAAGCTACTCCTCGTGTTTTGGTGTTTTTGGTAAGTTTCACGCCCTTTGTGAAATCGACCGGGATTACATTGTCTTCTTCTGTTCCGACCTCAGAGCCGCCACCGCCGTCGCCATCATTAGCCGGTGGTTCGACTTCGAAGCGCGAAACCTCGATCGTCCCAAGGCCAGTGCCTGGTATCCAGAACCGCACTGTGAGGAACATGCAGCCATCTCGATCGCCGACGATGATGCCCTTCCAACCTGTCAGCTTGTGGGTCACAATTGAGCCGGGCAGATCCCAGCAGTCACCGCATTCGCAAGTCACGCTGCACCCCGCTTCGTTCTGCTGAACGACACAGGAGCGTTTGAGACGTATCGACCGTCTTTAAGGACGGCAGTGTCGC